GCACCGTCTCAGGCTTAACCGCGTATTCGCGCTCGCCGGGCGCCGCTTTCGGCGCAATATAGATATCGTCAACCGGGCCATGCCGACGAACGTTGCCGGCAAAATCCAAAACGAGGCAATCGCTTTTGCCGTCCGCGATCCGCGTCCCGCGCCCGAGCATCTGCACATAAAGCCCGGTCGAAAGCGTCGGACGAAGGCAGGCGATCAAATCGACGTGCGGCGCGTCAAAGCCCGTAGTAAAAACGTTCATGCCGGTTAGCGCGCGAATGCGGCCCTCTTTGAATTGAGCAAAGATTCGGGCGCGATCGCCGTCCGGCGTTTCCGCCGTGACCGTCTCGGCGTGTATGCCGCGCTGGCGAAGCGCGCCGCAAACAATATGCGCGTGCTTGACGCCGGCGCAGAATACAAGCCATCCCCGCCGATCGGCGCCGCGCTCGCAAATCTCGTTGCATGCGCTATCGGTCAGCATGTCGGCTTGTTCGACGGCGTGCTGTAGCTGACTTTGAATGAATTCGCCGCCGCTTCGTCCGACGCCGGAAACGTCGATCTCGGTTCCGGTTCCCTTCGATATCAACGGCGATAGATAGCCGTCGCGGACGCCGCGGGCGATATCATATGAATAGACGATCCGGTCGAATAGACGCCTATCGTCGCCTTGATCTAGGCGCCCACTGTCCAGGCGGTAGGGCGTCGCCGTAAAGCCGCAAACCCGGAGATCGGGAACGCGGTCGCGAAGCTTTTCCAAGAGCGTTAGGTACATACCGTCGCCCGAGCGCGGGACAAGGTGCGCTTCGTCGATCAAGACGAGATCGCGCGGCCCGAGCGAATAGCCGTCCTGTCGATAGAGCGATTGAATGTTGCCGAAGATGATTTGAGAGTGGCGATCCCGGCGACCAAGGCCGGCCGAATTGATCCCGACCGGCGCGCCCGGCCAGACGCGCAAGAGTGCCGCCGCATTCTGTTGCACAAGCTCTTTAACGTGTACCAGCTTGACGACGCGCATATCGGGCCATTGCTCCAATAGCCCGCGAATGAGCGTTCCAATCACGACCGATTTTCCGGTCCCGGTTGCCATGTCCACAAGCGGGTTGCCGCCGCCGCGCGCCCAATAGGCCATAACGGCGTCGATTGCCTCACGCTGATAATCGCGAAGCGCAAACGCTGGCGCCGACTTGGTAAAAAGATCGGTCACGCCGCGGCCTTCGAAATATCGAGCATGCGGGACGCCGGCGGACCCTTGTGGCCGCGCTCCCAAACGAGACAAACAAAATCCTCGTAACCGTTGCCGGGCGATTTGCCGGCCTTGAGCATGGCAATAAGCGCGTCGCCGGGCGGCATCGATGGCCGCGGGACAATGTGATAGATCGTCTTGAGCGGCGTCGTCTCAAGCCAACGCCAGCGCCCGACGCTCGATCCGACATATTTAGCCGGAAGAAAGAGCGCACACTTGCGGGCCATGCGCCGCAAGGCGAGATCGGGAAAGAGCGGGGCGCGATCCGGCTTGTCCCAATTGTAGCCGCGCGGCGCGCAAAGCGAGAAAGGCGGGTTTGAGACGATATCGGAATTCTTGAGCGGCGCCGTCCAATCGTCCGCCATGAAATCAACGCCGCCGATTACGTCGTCAACGTAGCGGGCATATTTACGCTTATTGCGGTCAATGAGATCGAAGCCAAGAGCGCAATATTTCGATCTTGCCGCTCTCACAATTCGCCCGGTCCCCGCCGCCGGATCGACGATTGATCCATTGAATTCTTCGGCCTGAAAAAGCGCGATCGAACACGCCTCGCTTTCGACGTACCAGTCATGCGGATCACGCGGCCACGCGTGCGCGTCGATCTTTTTCGGTTCGTTCATTTGCTTTCGCTCCTTGTAATGCGGCCAATTATTTCGCTGCCACAGATATGACAGACGGGCGGCGAGGCTTCCGCGGGCGACGGGATCGAAACGCGACCATGCGTCGGGCAACGACCGAAATAGAATCGTTTGACGTTCGTATTCCCATTGCAGCCTCGATCGCTTGGCGCTTGCACTCGATCCACCATTTGCGAGCGCGGGCTTGCGCCTTTGCCGATCCCGTCTTTCTCGCTCGACGTTCCGACCATCGCTTTACCCGCTTAACGTTCGGATCGACGCCGGCCCAATGTTCCGGGCAGCACCATTCGCGCCCGCGGCTAGCGAGCGATCCGCCCCGCCGATCCGGTCGCGTTCGCGGGCAATGAGGGACACAGCAAATCAAGGTCATGACCTGAATTCCCGCTCAAGTGATATGCGATCGTCCTATGGCCGCGCCCAAAGATGTGCCCGAGCTTGCGAAGCGAAAAGCCGGGCTTCGCAGCCTTGACGCTTCGAATTGCAATTGCTCGCGCCCGGACGATTGGCGCTTGCCTGGACGCGCTTAAGAGCGCGTCAACAGGGACTCCGCATTCGGCGGCGACATACCGGATAATCGCTCGCGTGCTATCGGCTGGCGTCATTTTTTGCCCCTCTTTTTCCATCGTTTTTGATTCCCGTTTTGAACGTTACGGCTGGCCCAACGAAGATTTTCCCGGCGGTTATCGAGCGTGTTGCAATTTTTGTGATCGCCGGTCGCGCCTTCGTATGGCTTCGGTCCCTCGGCGCGATTGAGGATTTCAACGTGCATGAGGATGGTCGGACAAACGTCGCCCTTGCCACCGTTCCCCCGCCCGCCGCCGCGCCGGGCATAGACGCGATGCGAATGCTTCGACGATGAAATTTTGTAGTTCCATCGCCATTGCATGAGGTAGGCGTAATCGTCTTCGTCAACGATCGCCTCATAGCGCCCGTCTTTGCCGCAATAGATGATGCAAGGTGGACGCTCGATCGGCTCGGCGTCGGCAGTATCGTCGTCGAAGAACGGAATTGCGTCGTCATGGGTCACGCCGACTCGCCTCTTGCACGCCGTCGCGCCACGTCGTGCCGTCCGGCATTGTGTAGGAAACCCAATCTTCGCCTGAATCGACTTGTTCACCTGGAACCAAATCCGGCAAATAAAGATGATTCCCGCATCCTGATTTTTGATCCTCGATTGAAAGTTCATGCTTGTGACGATCGCAAAACCAACGACCTTTATCGTCGTCGCCTATGACCGGAGTGCTAAAAATACACGTCCGGCAATTGACGCGGCCGAACGCCTCGCCGTGACAAACGTCCGCCGCCGGACAAAAGACACAAGGATATTTCGAGCGGTCTTCGCTTATGCGCCCCGGCGCCCGGTTCGCACGAATAATCGACTCGGCGCGAGCAACCGTCTTGAGCGCAAACGTCGGATCATATTCGATCCGCTCGATATAAATTTCATCGGTATTTTTCGAAACAAGCAAATAGAGGCACCGCTTGACGCCACGAAGGTGCATGTAGATTTGACATTGAACGTAGTGCGACGGCGCTTGATCCTTGACGCCGCGCGAAACCTCGCCGGTCTTTCGGCTCTTGACGCCGGTCGCGATCTCTTTGAACCGCTTATCGTTGGCCGTCTTGCACTCGACGACGTGAACCGCCTTCGGCGCCTCGGGCACGCCCGTCGCCTCGCCGTCAAGCTTGCCGCGCAAGTGCCCGCCGAGTGCGCGGACTTTCTCTTGCTGGCCTGTGACCACAACGCCGGCGCGCTCAAGGTCGGCAATCAGCCGGCCTTCCTCGAGATTGCCCGTCTCGAATAGCCGAGCTTTCTTGCCGTCGATCGTCTCCGGCTCATGCGCCCAACGGAATTGTAGCCATAGCGCCCGGTTGCACTCATGCCCGAGCGCGCCGATCGCTAGTCCAAAGTTGTCTGATTGTTTTCGGCCTTGCTCGTATGCCTGATAGATCGCCCCGAGCGTTTGCGATTCTACGCGCGCAAGTGTAGCCATTGCGGCAACTCCCGACGTTCATTCGTGGACGTTGTGAGCGAGGGCGGCGCCGTTTCAGCTTCCCGGCGGATCGGCGCCGCCCGCCTTCGCTAGAATGGCGCTTCGTCGCCGGCCTTTGTCTGCCACGGCCGATTACCGGCCGGCTTGGCTGGCGCCTTACCGCGTGGCGGCGCCGCCTGAGCCGATTGAGCGGGGACGGCTACGGTTTCAGCCGCCGGCATGTGCGCCGGCTTTCCCGCCGGCGCTTGCGCGTTTACCGGCTTGACAAACCGAACTTCATTTTTCGGCGAATAGCCGGGATCGGTTTTGATCTTGAGGCCGACGCGACAAGGCACATGGTGAAGAACCTCGGAGTCGTCCAGATGGCCGTCATGCCCGACCGCCTCGCAGATCGCCTTGAGTTGCTGCTGTCCGATCAATTGTGCTTGCGCGCTGGAATGAAGGTAGTTGATGTTTTGCCAAAATTGCCGGTTCTGATATTGGCCTTCGGTCACTTGCCACGTTAGCTTGAGAATCTGGCCGTTGCCGCTGTTAGCCGGATCGACGGCGCTTTCAATGATCGCCGCGACAACCTCGGACGCCGGGATCGGCTCAAAGTCCATTCCAGGCTCAACGCTATTCGGATCGTATGTCATGCCTAACTGTGCCATTGTCTTTTGTCCTCTTGGCTTCGCTTCACAAAATCGGTTGACCGGAGATCACGCGGCTTTCTTCGCCGGCGCCTTTCCGGGCTTCGGCTTCGCCGGCGCTTCGGCTTCGGCCTCGCCGGCGTCCGCCGGTTCGGCTTGC